GTCATCAATAGCTCTATTCATAGTCTTTGCAGCTTCAGCTTTCTCCTCTTTGCTGGCCGAATTCTTACGAGCTACCTTCTGGTATGCTTCCTTTGCACGTAAAATAGATAAAGTCTGCTCGTTATTAGCTCTTGTTAAGGCATTAGATAGTTTGGTAGCGATTTCAGTATCGGACGCATACCCACGTATAGCAACGTTTCTAGCGTCTATAGCGGCAGTATTAGATATATTAGTATCCAGTACTTTAATGCCTCTGGCAGCCGCGTCTATTTCGGAGCGCATCTCGTTTAGCGCAATTTTTGCCGAATTACTATACTCGCGTACCTTACCAGCACTACCTTTAATGGCCTGCTGGTTTAGTGTAGAGCTAGTAAATACTGACATTAGAGACTTACTTAAGCCCTCTACTTCTGCCTGTATATCCCGCATGCCCTTAGATATCTGATCTGCGGGCATAGTAGCTACTGCTTTAAGTTTGGCTATTACAGCGGTGAATATAGCTGTCTTAGCTCCTGCCTTAAGCGCAGCATCGTCAGCTTTCTCAAGTGCCGTGGCCAGGTTCAGCACTTCCCCTTGCGACTTTATACTACCAATCTCTCTCGCCTGCAGTATAAAGGTACCCATAGATTTATTAAGTGCCGGGTCTTTTAACTTATCTAATCCGGGGAACTTCAGGTCTTTTAAGCTCTGCGCGTCTAAGGCCTTAGTAGCTTCGTCGATTGCACCTTGCAAAGAAGTCCATGGCTCAATTAGCTTAGCCTCTGCTGCGTTCTGTGTAGCGTATAGGTTGTTCAGTGCCGCCTCGTAGCGCTTCAATCCTTCAGTAGCGCTACTAATTGCGTCAGCATTTTTAAGCTGCATAGCCTTATCAAGGGCGTTGTAGCTATAGATAATATTACTAATTAGTACACGTTCTGCGTCAGAACCGGATTTAGCTGCCTTCCAACGCATGTTCCATAGTTCTGCAGCTTGTCCCGCTTCTGATAGGTCTTCAAACCGCTTCTTGTTCGCCTGTGCTGCTTCGAAAGCTAGCTTAGCTTCACGATTCTCTTTAAGTGCTGCGGCTTCCTGTAGTAGAACCGCGGACCTATTAGCTAAAAGAGTTGACTCTCTGGCTATAGATGCATTGTATTCTTGGGACGTACTAAATCCACGAGCCTGCTCTTCTCTAATACTATTAAGTGCACCGACAAAAGCTTTACCACTTGATATAGCACTATCTGCTGCCTTAGTAGACTCTTCTAGTGCTTTCTTATTGGCCGTGTATCCAGGGATAAGTCCAAGTAGTTTATCACCGAAAAGCTCCCAAGCTGTCCATAGTAGCATTATAGGACCAAGTGCTGCACTCAAAGCAGTAGATATTGTAGCGCCAACCACACCGATAAGTGCACCAGTTCTTGCAGCTGCAGCACCGAATCCAGTAAGACCAGTAGCGGCAGTCGCCATTACGGTCCCTGTACTACCGATTACACTAACGAATCCTTTTACACTGTTGACCAGGCCGCCCTGCATTTTTGTAGCGAACTGCTCGGATACAGCGGCACTTGAAGAAAGTCCTGCCTTAAAAGCACCCCATGTAGTGTTAACTGAGTTCATTGCCTTAGCAAATCGACCGCTACCTTCAGCGAGCGAGGTCATAGTGCCACCTGCACGGGCTGCATTAATGCTAGCTATATCTTTCTCTAACACGAGCTGGGTACCTAGCTTTGCCGTATGCTCAGTAGTAACGGCAACGAGCTCTCGCTTCTTCGCTACTTCCATTTGCGCATTGTTATACATTATAGCACTAGCGTCTTTAGCTTGATTAGTAAGAACTAAATTATCTAATGTAGACTGCTTCTCTAGTACACCCCAGCCAACTATCTTCTGCAGCGTAGCCTCTTTGTCAGAAGCATCCTTAACCTGTTTCTTTAAAGACGCCTCTACAGCTTTCTGCACATCTAATTCTGACTGGTACTTCTCTAGATCTTTAGGGTTCTTTGCAGTACCGAATACGCCTGTAGTTACTCGCGTTAATGATCCGCCTAGTAGTGGTGCAGTTTCAATGATTGATCTAGACTTAGGGTCGGAAGAGTCCTTTAGCAAGTCGTCGCGCTTTTTCGCTAGAACAGCTAGTTCCTTGTTTGATGCTTCAAAAGCGTCTGTCAGAACCTTAAAGCCTCTGGCGGCCTTAGCTTCAGTTTCCAGTGACTTAAACGTTAGAGCCTCTTTAAACGCAGCACCTAATTGAGGTAGTGTTCTCTGAGTAAGCTGTGTAGCAATAAGTAGAGATAGTGCCGTAATAGCATCAGAGCTATCCGTAATAAACTTAAGGATAGGCACAAACACTTTGTTTACTGCCTCTAAAATCCCGAAGATAGCTTCCTTACCCTTAGCAGCAAATTCGCTAAACGGATCCTCAACTTCTGAGAACTCTTTCCATTTAGCTCCTGCTTTTTCTACGGCCATGGAGAAGGCTACAACCTTTTCAGCTGCACTTAGTGCATCACCGCCGCCGATACGACCAATTTTCTTGGCGTACTCGTCGTAAGCATCTTTGGCTTTAACGAAGATACCTAGTTCGTCTAGAATTTCTTGTTCTTGCTTAGCAGTACCTTGAATGATACGTCTAATAGAGTCTGTAGCGTCGCGACCTAATGCATTAGCTGCACCTTTCGCAATCTTTACAAGGTTTTCAATCTGTGAAGTAGCTAACCCTACGCTCGTACCTAAGTTACCGAACTGTAGTGCTTCTTCTAAGCTTACAGCGTAGCCTGTAGCTGTTTGAATGTTTTTAGCTAGGCTCATCATGCTAGAGCCTACTCTCTTACTCATAAGTTCCGAAGCCTGGATCATACGCGACTTAGCTGCCGCATCTGAAAGCGCATTATAAGCAGCAGTTACAGCGAATACGTTAGCCGCTACAGCCGCGTACAGTCGAACGATGCCGCCAAGACCTTGGGCCTGCTTAGCGAAGTCGCGGCCTGCAGCACCGGTACCGGCGCCAACAGATCGTTCTACATTATAGTCTCTATCCTTTAAAGGTACAGACGTGGCTTTTGCAGCTAACTTTCTTGAACTTACGGAGCCGCCAAGCTCGCCGGCGGAAGCTTTGGCATCTTTTAATTTAGCGTTTAACTGATCTACATCTTTAATTACTTTGGATGTACTACCATTATCAGTTACATTAACGCCTACTTTAATGGTATTAGTAGCCATTAGTTCTCCTAGTAGTAATAGTATTAGTAATCCGTCGATATACGGATAAACTTTTACTTTCAACGATTATAACACAGGAGCAAATTTATGTCAATTGTAAAATTTATGGACATAAAAAAAGCTCTAACACATTATGTGCTAGAGCTTTTTTGTTTCTGCTTCTCGCTTATGGCACGAGCACGCTCAGCATCTATCTGCTGAAGTATGTCTAAAGCCATTAGTGCTTCCTCTGGGTCTATATAGTATAGGCTAAATAGGTTAAATACTATATTGAAATCTTTGGAAAGGTATACACCATTAAAGGTATCCCAAATGTCTGGGAGTATTCTATATATGGTAAAGCATTGCTGCACAAGCATCGGAAAGTCCGATAAAGCTACAGGCACTTCTTCCGGGTCGGGTTCCGTACCTAACGCTTCACACATCTCATAGTAGGACTCCTGCGTCATACCAACGCTAGAGTCCTGCATATGTTTAGTGATTTTAGACCTTAGCTCGCTTGCTTGCTCGTCGAAAAGTTTCCCAGATCTGTGACCTTTTCGCTAATAAACGAGTCGAACTCGGTTGAATTCTTCATCAGGTACAATGCGTTTTCTTCGCTGTACTCAAGTTCTGTTGTCAAGTCTTGGCCGCTAACATCTACAGGAGCTAAACGCTCTAAGTAAGCTAGTGTCAGACCTGTCCAGCCGCGCACGCAAGCCTTAACGTACAAGCTAAGGAACAGCTCATCATCCACTTCCTCGATAGGTTGACGATTCTTAAAGCTGGTCTTCGACGCCTTTTTACGAATCGACTGTAAAGTCTCGCGCGAAAGGAATGACACGGACACCTTAAGGCCCGGCATACCAGGATACTCAACGTCAACGTTCTTTGAAGGAACAAGCAGACTCTTTAGGGAAATAGTAGACATATATAGTCCTTTAATAATTATTTTATGGAGTAAAAAGCAGGGGAGGAGATCATCCCTCCCCCTTGAAACATATTAAGCGAAGTACTTAACAGTAACGTCGTTAATTTCTGACAGGTCGTAAACAGTACCATCTGCCACGTTGCTAGGAACGCTAGACTGTGCGGTGAAGTTAATGGCTGTAGATACAACTTGCTGAACGTCAACTGATGGAATGCTTAACGTAACGGCAGGCATTTCGATAACTGCTTTAATTGGGTTAGCACCGCCGCCTACGGAGATCGATAGAGCAGCCATTGGTTCAACGCTACTTGCAGCTGCGGAAAGCATGTCAGCAAGCAATTGGCCAGTACTTTGTACGCCAGAGCCGGTTTTCAGGTAGGCATTTAGGGTCCCAGTAATAGCGCGTGTACCTGTGTAGTACGTAACAGGAGTATTAACAACGCCCAGGTTAGCTGGTGTAATATACGTGATATTGTTGTTAATAGTAATGCTTCCGCCTGTGATGGCTAGAGCGTACGATGTACCGGCTGCTGCGACTGTAGCACCTGCCGAGTTCTTAAGGCTATTAACTAGGCTTAGAGAAACGGTGGATAGCTTATTAGTGATATATGCTGCTGCGGTGTTCTTCTGTGTGTATGTACCAGTTAGCGTACCGCCACCGAAAGTACCAGCAGAAGCTGTAGCTGCTGTAGCAACTTCACGCATCGTAGTACCTTGACCAGTCCATGCAGCAGTAGCGATAGCGTCAAGACCGAAGTCGATAGTTACCTGACCTAGAGCACAGTTGTCAATAGCGTAAACCACTTGGTCAACAACGATTAGCAGACCGAATTTTTGTAGCTGGTGCTTGTTAGAGCCCGCTGCAGAAACTAGAGAGTAAGAGGTATTTACCGGAGCCCATGCACTCTTGTGGAACTTAACACCACCAATAGTGATACCGGTGATAGTACCAGGCTTAGGATTAACATACTCTAAAGTGATGGACGTTGCGGAAATAGTCTTAATTAGCGCTGGAGCATTAATGAATGGCAGATCAGCCGCCGGAGCGCCAGTTAGACCAGTAACTACTACAGTATCACCAGCAGCAGCACCGACATAAGTCATTGCTGTACCAGTAATGGTCAGCGTACCAGTGCCGTTAGCAAAAGCGTAAGCAGCAGATGATACAGTACCACCTAGGGTAATAGTATTTGCTGTACTGATTTCAGCATCGGTTAATAGCGCGTTCCACAGTACTGACTCTTCAGCAGTAATAGCAGAACCAGTGTTATACGGGCGAATGTAGTTCGAGAACGAGAAGTCTACAGGTGCTAGCGATGTATTGAACGATCGCTGACCACGAACAGGCGTATCACCAGCTTCGGATACAGTTACTGTATCAGCATTAGTATTCTGCGAGAACGAAAGACCGTCAAGAACTTGAATTTCGAAAGTGTTAGTTGGCGTGAAGCCAGTTGTTTTTACTCGATACCCGTTAGCTGCGGTATCTACGTTAGTAGTAAAGAATACTTTACTATTGCGTACTAAGTTTAATGCCATAATCTATCCTTTTTGATTTATAGGCGTATTTCAGTAATAGGTGCACTAAAGTACATACTCTAGTTATTACAAGGCATACCGCACCTGTATGTTTATCTCACCTACAGCATAAGGAGCTAGTAGGCCCTCATCGGTCGTTATAGAGTGAACAAGAATCTCTGTGGTTTCAAGGCCTTTATCAACATCGTACACCAACACCCGGTTAGCATCAATGCAGGTCTCAATATCCTCTAGTAACGTTTCTAACTCTTCTTGAGAGTCTTCGCCCTTACAATATACCTTAATTGATATACCTAAAAAGGCCCAAGTAAAGTCTCCTGGTAAGTACTCACGATGCTCACTACCCGCTGACATGTAGACCGCAGGGAAGTCCTGTACTTCGTCCCAGAACTTCAACTTGGCATACGCATTACCGTATAAGTTGTTACCGTAGGGAGCAGTTCCATCTATTGTCTTTAACTTTTCAGCTAAGGCTTTAATTATACTTGTACGTTTGCTCATACCAATACTGCTCTCATTCTAGCAGCTACTTTAGCTGACATTAACTCTTTAATGGACTTAGTGATTAACAACTTAGGGTCTCTGGTCTTAGGGTACTGTTGCACGCCACCTTCTGAGAATGTGGCATAAGGATACTTCATGTAAGTATAGTATGCAGTGATCATACCTGAGCGACCTTGAGATAGTCGTTCAACTTTTGCAGATTCAGCCAACCTACCAGTTCTATAGTTAAGAACATTCTTACTAGCTCCGGTACCCATGTTTTGTCTAATCTTCTCTGCAAGAGAAGTGTCCAGTATTTGTTGTAACCCAGCTAACGAGGTGGACTTACCTTCAGCTTTGGGGGCTTTAGTTAATGCTGAGTTTACTTGTTTGGGCGACTTCTTACGCTTACTGGCAGGGCTTAAAGCCACTTTCTGTCTAGTGATACTGGCTTTTTCAGTAAACCTAGTATCACTACCATACGCTCCGGCAGCTTTTCCTGTACTAAGTAAGCTAACTAAGTTATCTTCAATGAACTTCTTGTAGCTCTTACTAGTTTCAAGGTCTACTAAGAAATCTGGATTCTTTTTAATTAGTGCGGTAAGCCCGGAGCCGGGCCCAAATGACCCCTCTTTTGTCGCTTTCATCAGGTTAGTAGTCTGACTTTCTGGTATACCGACTGGAATCCCGTTTTCCACTAATAGCTCAAAAACCATCTTGCTAGAGGAGAACTTCTTTCTAACCATAACTCTAGTAGTAAACTGTAAAGTTTCCTTACTAAAGCTGGCTTGTAGCTTATTTATTGCACCAGGAGTATTAGGGACAGATACTAGTGCCTGTAGGAAGCGGGGGCTAACCTGGCCGCGCTTTACTTCCCTAGTCGACTGAGATATTACGTCTACCTCTACGTGCCCAACGTTCTGTAACTGCGTAAAGAATGTTTGCTTCTTACCAGTAACACTGCCTGTTACATCTTCTAGTAGCGTCGAGATCTTAGGGTAAGGATTCTCTACAAGATCACCGTTAGCATCTGTATAGAAAAGGCTATCATCTTGTCCGAACGGAGTATAGTCTATGTTTTCTCTAAATAAAGTACCGAACTTTATTGCCGTGAAATTCGGAGCTAACAGCATTACCCGTGTATTTTTGATAGATAAGCTACCACCTACACGCATAGTTTTGGAGAAGTTTGAGTCTAAGTACTTCCTTAGACTGCCAACATCCTGTGTGTTAAGACCTTCTAACATTGCAGCTAGCTCATCATAGCTAACTTCCCGGAATCTAGGGTTATCAATGTAGTCGTTAATTGTCTTTTTATACGCGTTAAGTAGTACTGACTCTAGTGTCTTGACTGCCCACTCCTGCTGCTCTGGTGGGAAGGCCTTCTCTATATATGCTGTAAGCATGGGTATATTCGGAGCAAGTACTTTCTCTTTTATTTCTGCAATATCTAGAAATAAAACCATAGGTAGCTTGGCATCAATGAACGATCTAAAATCGTTTCTTTGTGACTTAGCTACATACTCACTAATATTCTTAGCCTCTTCCTTAATGTACTTACGTAGCCACGCAGGAGTGTAGAATGCCATTATGTATAGTCCGCAACGTATAGGTCAAGGATACGACGAATATGTGCAGGCAATGACGCAGTACTAATGTACTCGATCTGCACAGCGTTAGAGCCCGGAGCTTTAGGGCTGTGGATGGCACCGTCATTCTTGCGGTAATACGTCACTAGATCAAGGGCTGCCAGCTTTAAGTCTTCCGGTAGAGTTTCATATCCGCAGGTGTAGGACACTCTGTATCCATTAACTAGCTTTTTAAACGTCCCTGTTCCAATAGGAAGGACTGAGTTAGATTCTGGTGAGAAGGCGTAGTCTACAAATTCAGTTAGCGGAGTATATGTCTGACCATAGTCAGTACTGAGCTCTACGCTTGCTACAGAAATTACCGGGTGCTCTTTTAGAATTAGCTCTGAGTGTCCACCACTAAACTGCTCAACCTTAGGGTCGTCTACATGGTCGTTAAATGACTGACGGCAATACGTCTTAATTAGCTGCGAAACCTTAGGAATTAGCAGTGTAATTTCAGCGTCTTGATTAGGGCTGTTAATTTGCGAATAGACTTTGTATTCGGCTAGGCTAATTAGTGGATTTCCCATTGCTATTTTCCTTATTATCTTTTATATGTCACCTAGTGTAGTGACATATAAAAGATGGGACCGAAGTCCCATCTTAGCC